GGCAAGGAGAAGACCAAGAGCGGGAACTACGTCAAGACCTTCGACGTGCGCCTGCTGGTCTTCCCCAAGCCGGGCGCGCGTAGGGACGGGGTGTCCCCGTCCGCCGCCGCGAACGGCGACCGCGAACGGTGGGAGAAGTTCCTGAAAGCGCAGGAGGCCAAGGAGTCGGACATGCGTCAGGCCCTGGGCACGCTGCGGGTGAGCGAATGGCTCAAGGCGAAGCCGGGCCGCACTTTGGCCCAGGCGGAGAAGATCGTCATCGAAACGATGAATCCGTTCTAAGTGACCTATTGGGTGTTGGCTCAGCCCGGCGCGGCGCGCGTTGACCGCGCCGGGCACATCCCCCTAAGGAGAAATGACCATGAGCAAAGAAAGCGAATGCGAATTCAAGGCGCGCTACCTGCAATCCGAACTGGACGACTACCGCGCCGCCGACGAGCGCCGCGCCGAGCAGGAAGAGCGGGCGCGCCGCGAGCGCAGGCGGGAGCGTGAAGAAGAGTTCCGCGCCGCCGCGCGCCAGGCCGACGACTGGCCCGAGGCGCTGCGCAAAGGCGCGGCGCTGTATCGGCGCAAAGGCGCTTCCACCGAAATTGGGGATGACGATGCGCCTTTCTGGGAGAACAGTGCCCGCGCCTGCGAGCGCGCCCTGGAAATCTGGAAGGCGGTTGAGCGGGATGGGGCCACCGAGATTGCGGATCTCGAAGCGCGCATCCTCGCGCTGCGGGACGTGATGCGACAGGAGACGGCGCGGCGGCTGCGGCTGGCCGAGCCGCTCATCGAAGAGTACGCGCAGACGGCGCACGCGCTTCTGACGCTGACGCCCGAAGGTTTCCTGGACTGGTAAAGGAGATGACCATGACGAAGTTACGAGAAGCGGCGCTGGCCGCATGGGAGCAGCGCAAGCAGCAAATGGCGGAAAGCGACGCTGAAAAGAAAATCGAGTTGGGGCTGCGTACCCGCGCCGCGCTCACCAAAATCGGAGTCCACGCCGATCTCGTGGACGGGACCAGCGCCCTTGTGGACGGCGTGCACCTGCGCCGGAGCACGGACGGCGATTGGCAGGTGGCCGGGACGTGCCCGGACTGCGGCGCGGCGGGCTGGTCGCCGCCAGTGAGCGACCTGGCCGGGATCGGGCAATACCTGGACGAGTTCCGGCTGGACTACGGCCATGTCTGCCGTGGTTATGGTTATTCCGATCACGACTTGCCGAACGCGTCCGACCGTCTGCTGGCCGCGCTCGCCTACTGGCTGGCCGAGCAGCAGGGCGGGCAACCATGATCCACACCGTAGCGCCATCCCCGGAACAGGTCGCACGCAATATCTACTGCGCGACCAACCTGAGCCAACGTAATGATGCCTATGCCAAATCGCAGGAGCGGCAATTCATTGACCTGGCCGCGCCGCACATTGAAACGGCACTGCATGAAGAAGCCGCCGCCGAGCGCGCCGCCTGCGCCCGCGACGTGTGCCCGCGCTGCGCGGCGGGGCAGATGCAGGCCCGTAAAAATCCGCTGGGCGAATGGGTGCATGCCGAGCCGGACGGAGTCACGCTCTGCCGCGCCGCCGGCATCTGGGAGCGCGGGCTCCTTGAGCAGGCGAAATGAGCGGCGGAAGCCACACTCACGAAATCGCCGCCGCCAATGTATGGCTTATCTGGTGGTCGGAGGGCGGCATCGTCCAGGACATTGCCGCGCTCTTCGATTACGAGGACGCGCGCAAGACCGTGACCGCTATGAAGGCCCTGCACGGGCGCAGATCTGTACAGCGCAGACTCATCACGCTGGACAGCCTGCCGCTGGACGTGGTCGAATGGCGGCGGAAGAATATCATCCCCCCCGCCTAGGAGGAACAAACATGAAAATCACCATCCGCCCCGCCGCCTTCCCCTGCCCGCTAGGAGCTTGCCCGCCTGGGCTGTTCCTATGCGGGACGACGACCCTGGGATTCAAGGACGCGCAGGGGGAAATGCACAACGTCATTTCCGGAGAGCTCTTCACGGGCGGCGAGGACGACGAGGCCGCGCGCGCGCGGCTCACGGCGACGCCGTGCGAAATGCTGACGGAGTTGCAACAGGCCGTCAGCGCCGCGCGCGCCGCGCCTGTAGTCGGGCGCAAACCAGTGCGCCAACGAACCACGCAGGCTGAAGGCGGCGGGCGGGCGGCAAAATTCCAATTGACTCGCCGTCGCATCCGCGTTATAATGCGGTTATCTTAGTCGCCGTCGTCAGGCTGCAAGGCCAGGCGGCGGCGCGGAGAGCGCGGCTGGCGTGGCAGCCAGACCGCTGACAACCCGGAGCAAAGACCTTTACGGTCGTAAGACGCTGGCTTGGTATCTGCCTTTTTCCGGGTTCGGGCAGGTGGCCGCCAAGCCGCCGGGCCAGCGTCCTATGTCCGCAAGGGTCTTTTTCTATGTCTGAGTTAGGCCAACAGGCTGAAGAGTACGCCAAAGCGGGATGGTACGTCTTCCCGATCAAACCGCGTGATAAGACACCGCTCACGCCGCACGGGTTGAACGATGCGACGATACGAATCGACATCATCCGCCGCTGGTGGGAGAAGGCGCCGCAGGCCAACATCGGACTCAACTGCGGCAAGTCCGGCCTGATCGCCATTGATCTTGACAAGCACGGCGAGCAAGACGGCTTGACGCAGTGGGAAACACTCACGCAAAGATATGGTTTGAATCCGATGACCGCCATCTCTCTGACCGGCGGCGGCGGCCGCCATCTCCTTTTCAGAATTCCCCAGGATTGCAAAATCAAAAACAGCGCCGGCAAGCTCGCGCCCGGCATTGATGTGCGCGGCGCGGGCGGCTACGTGGTTCTGCCCCCTAGTATTCACCCAAACGGAAAACCTTATGCCTGGTCGGACGACGTGGCGATTGAGCCGCTGCCCCTGCCCATCCTAGACCTGCTCACCCGCGAGCCTGATCCCTGGCAGGTGTTCACGCTCAAGGACGCCTTCGCGCCCCGAGACCCGCTCATATGGATCGTAGAGGGGATCATCTCCGAGGGCAGCCTATCCATCTGGTACGGCGCGCCGGGCACGCTCAAAAGCATGTTTCTTTCGGATATGGCCGTGAGCGTGGCTGCCGGCTATCGCTGGTTGACGCAGCCCGACAATCCGATGACCGGCCTCGTCACTGCGCCGGGCGCAGTCCTGTGGCTTGACTTTGACAATGGCCAGCGAAGAACGCACGAACGTTTCGCGGCCCTGGCGCGGGCGCGCGGAATTTCTGATGCCGCGCCGTTTTACTATGTCAGCATGCCGGAGCCGATCCTGGCCGCCGGGGACGGCGAGTCGGTGCGCGCCCTGGCCGCGCGCATGGTAGACCGCGACGTGCGCCTGCTCGTGATTGACAATTTGAATGTCATCGCGGGCGAGGCGGACGAGAACTCCGCCGAGATGAACGGCCCCATGTCCGGGCTGCGCTGGCTGGCAGAAACCGGCGCGGCGGTCGTCGTCATCCATCACCAGCGCAAGAGCAACGGCCTGGCGACGCGCGCAGGCGAGACCCTTCGCGGCCACGGCACCATCGAGGCCAAGCTCGACCTGGCCCTGCTCATCACGCGCGAGGAAGAGACCGTGACAGTCACGCCGACCAAGACGCGCGGGCCGATGATAAAAGCCTTCTCCGCCAAGTTCGCTTTCGAGAACGACCCATCGCACGAACTGGTCACCGCGCGTTTCTGGCCGTCCGAAACTGCCGCCGCCGACGCGGACGCGGACTTGCCCGACTCTGAGCTGCAAACCTTGATCCTGGGGGAGCTCCAAAAGTTCGGGGAGATGTCGGCAAACCAGATTTACGAGCGCATCGGCGGCAACCGGAACAAGGTGCTTGACATGATCCGGCACATGAGGGGAGGCAAGCAGTTGGGGGAGAAGAAAGGCAATCGCGGCGGTTTCCTGCTCTACCCGCTCGATTGACGATCTTGGCTGAGCCAAAAAAGAAGGGATACCAGGCATACTGGTATCAACTGGTATCAACTGTGATGATACCGGTCAAACTGCATACAGTCGCATTATTTCTGGTATATGGTATCAAGTGGTACCAACCCGGCTTTTTCCCCGTCTCTCTCTAAGAGAGACGGGGAAAAAGTCAAAAAGCGGGCGGAATGTGAGAACTGTTTGATTGGCTTATGATGGAACTTTATTCGAGGATGTTGGCTTACTTAGAAAAGCTTCCGGCGGCCATCTCAGGCTCCGGCGGCCACAACGCGACCCTGCGCGTGGCCTGCGAATGCTTCCGCTTCGGCCTGGAGCGCGTCGAGGCTTGGGACGCGCTCCAATGGTACAACGCCAATCGTTGCAGCCCGGCGTGGAATGAGAAGGAATTGCGCCACAAACTGGACGACGCGGAAAAGATCGTCTGCCGCACGGGGGAACAGGGCGCGCGCGTCCACATCGCCGCAGGCCGCCGCGCCCTGCGCGCCTTCGTCCCGCCGCCGCCTCCCGAACGCTACCGCGGGCGCATGGTCGCGCCGACGATCCCGGTATGCCAGCGTAGCGCGGCGGACGAAGAACTTTGGTGGGCGAAAGTCGCCCAGGAGCGCGGCGCGGCGCTGGAAGCTTGGGACCATCCCAAGCGGAGGCCGGAATGAATTGTATCCGTTGCGGTCAAGGAAGCTTGACGACCTTTACCACAGTCAGGCGTATCGAGTCGGACGGCCATCACGTCGCTTTCCGGCAATGTGACTTGTGCTTGCAGATGTGGGACGGTAAGTTCATCCCCTTGAATAAAATAAACTTCGACTCGCTGCCCTGGGCCGCCGGATCAATGGCTCCCAAATATTGCGCGCGCCGCGGCGCGCCATATGCTCAGACGCATCACTATTTTCCTGTCGTTTTGGCGCGTGAACACGGCATCAATCCCGATGATTGGCCGACTGAAGATTTGTGCGATGATTGTCACGGCCTTTGGCATTCCATCATCACGCCGGAATTGACAAAAAGGAATTGGCAGAATGGAAAACTTACCGCAAGCAATCCTTGACCTGATGGAGCAAGCCCGTCTTGCCGAAGAGAGAGTCGGACGTGAAAAGCAGCTGCGCGGCTTCGTGCCTATCGGCCTGGTCGCCCGCGCCTTTCGCCTGCGCGTGGAGGCGGCGCGCGCGCAGGCCGCGTGGGAGCGCGTGCTGCGCGAAGCCGCGCCGGACGCGCTCCCGGAGGGGATGGGCGCATGAGATTGCTCGACCTGTTCTCCGGCGCCGGAGGGGCGGCGGTCGGTTATCATCGCGCCGGTTTCTCGGAGATCGTCGGCGTGGATCGCTACTCCCAGCCGCGATATCCGTTCGATTTCGTCCCGGCCGATGCGCTGGAATACCTGGCTGCGCACGGGCGCGAGTTCGACGCTGTCCACGCTTCGCCCCCGTGCCAGTTCTACAGCGAAGCCACGCCCGAAGACTACCGCGCATCGCATCCCGACCTGATCGCGCCCGTCCGGGATGCATTGCGGGAGCTCGGCAGGCCCTACGTCATCGAGAACGTGGCGGGCGCGCGGGCCCTGCTCGTCAACCCGCTCATGTTGTGCGGATCGGCTTTAGGCCTGCCCATCGAGCGGCACAGGTTTTTCGAGATTTGGCCGGAGCAATTCGAGCTCACGCCGCCCTGCGCGCACCATTACGGCGCGACCTGGGCCATGATCGGCGGGCAAAGTCGCCGAGTTGAAATCCCGGTGCTGTGCTCCGGGGGCGGGGACGGGCAGCGCGCCAAGCGGAAGAACCACAGACCGCGCTCCACGGTCGCCGAGATCGGATGGGCGATGGGGATTGATTGGATGCTCCAGCGCGAACTGACCGAGGCCATCCCGCCGGCCTATACGGAATTCATCGGCACGATTTTATTGCGCGCAATGCGGGAGGACTTATGAGCATCTATGTCAACACCGAGGGCGCGCTGGTCGTCGGGCGCGGCTGGACGCTGACCGCCGAAACCAATACCGCGTTGGATGAATACCACGCTGAGCCGGACTGCGCCGGGCTGTTCAGCGTGGACGGCTGGTGCATCGTCGGGACGTACACGCGCTGGCACACGCGCCGCCGCGCCGCCGCCATTCAGCCGGGCAGGTTCGGCCTGATCCTGGGCAACTGCTTCTTCGGCTTCTGGCAGGACCCGGAAGCGGAAAGCTGCCGGCCATGAGCAAATACGGGGCGAAGCCCGTCACGCTCGACGGCCACCGCTTCGCGTCGCAGGCCGAGGCCGCGCGCTATGGCGAGCTGAAGCTGCTGGAGCGGGCGGGGAAAATCGCGGATCTGACTGTTCATCCGCGCTTTCCGATCACGGTCAACGGTCACAAGATTTGCGTTTACGAGGCGGATTTTTGGTATGTCAACCTTGAACAGGCCAGGAATTGCGTGGAGGATGTCAAAGGATTTTTGACCATCGCCTACCGCCTGAAGAAAAAACTGATGCTGGCAGTCCACGGCATCGAGATCAAGGAAATTGACGCGTCCACTCTGCGCAAAAGGAGCAGGCGATGAATGACAACGAGTTCCGACTCAAGCTCCAGGCCGCCCACCAGTCGAAGGACGACGGCGCCTGGGCACTGTGCGAGTTCTGCCTGGAAGCGCGCGAAGCCGGATACCCGCAGTGGGACGAGCGCATCGCCGCCTACGAGCGTCGCAGCCCTCGCACGGTACGCGATTGGGCAAGAGCTGCGGAATTCCGCCAGAACATAATCGGGGTGATGGGAGACTTGACCTATTCATTCTACCTGGTCGCGGCGCGCCATCTGGATCGTATCCACGTGTCCGATGTCATTCAATTGATGGAGACATGGGCCGTGACTCCCGGCGCGACGCTGGAAGCCTTCGCCGCGCAGCTGCACGACATGGCGGGCGGCGGCGCGGATGCGGACGCGGACGCGGAGCTGCTCTCAGGCAAGCTCCGCCGGTGGCACTCCGAGATTCTGGGCGAGATCGACCGCGCGCCGGCGCGGCTGCGCGACGCGCTGCACCTGGCTGCCGACGTGCTTGCGGATGCGAAGTGGGGGGCGGACGATGACTCCGGCGCGCGCGTGATGGAGATTTGGAGCGCGCGCGAAACGGCGCTCTATCTTGAGCGCCATCCTGCCGATCATCCGCGTTTCGTCGCGCTCACGGGCCGCGCCTGGGCGGGCGTGGCGCGGGTGGTGGTCAGGGCCAGCAGGGAGAACGGGAGCGGAGATAATTGATAATGCGTTTCATATCCGGTGAAGAAAAACACAGGCAGTTCCCAGAACTTACAGACAAGCCTGAGACAGTAAATCTGTATGAGCGCGGAAATTTCACGATTAACAAAGCAGGACGAGATTTACTGATCGAGATCGTACAAGACGGCACACCTGCATCACCCGCCCTACGGCGGGGGACGCCAGGTGCAAGTGTCTATTACAGCAACGACGGGCGCGGCCCAGGCATGGCGCGCATCATTTTGACCAAGAACGACATGATAAAGTTCGAGTGGAAACCGAGCGCGCAGAGCCGCAAGTGGCGCAGCGCGGCACTTCCGGCGGCATTTTGGAACTCGGAACACTGCGGATGGAAGTTGCGCAAGGTGAAGAAACCCCGGCACTTGCGCCCGGGGCAAGTGTGAACGTTTCCGAAGCCCGCGCTCGGCCTGCCGACGCTGCCGCCGCGCGATCGCACCGAGGCGCGGCTCATGGAGCTGCTCAGGGTGAAGGCATGAACGCGATCGGCTTCGACTCATGGCATGGTTATTACAAACCCTGGCCTAAAAATATCTTGCTAGCCGAGTCGTATCGGCACCCGGCGAAGGTGAGTTTCGCCCTGGCCGAGCGCATTTACCGCCACTGCCTGGACGAGGTCTGGCTCAAGCCTGGAAATCGAGTCATTGATCCTTTCGCAGGGATCGGCGGCTTCGCCTTCCACGCGATGCAGTTCGGGATGGACTTCGTCGGCATGGAGCTTGAACCGGACTTTATCGAGCTGGCCCAGGAATCCTATACCTGCCCAGGCTTCGACCGCGACTTCTGGCGGCGCTATCAGGGCCGCCAGGAGTTCATCGGCCTGTTGCGCGAGATGCGCGCATTATGCCCGTCGTGCGAGACGGCGCTCGCGCCGAAGGCGAAGATGAATAAACGGACGGGCAGGGTCATCGAGCGGCGCATCCCGCATCAGGCGGCGCACGTCTACCGGGGGAACATCCCGCGCTGGGAGAACCGCTTCAACGGGAGCTTCGCTCAGCGCGGGACGGCGCGCATCGTCCAGGGCGACAGCCGCCGCCTGCTGGCCGTGCTCGCCGAGTCGGGTGCGGCGGCGTGCGTGGCCTCACCGCCTTATGTGAGCGGCGGACATCATCCTGACCAAACCGGAGCCTGGGGCGGGCAAGCGCAAAGCGTGCCGCGAAATTTGGCAGGATATGGACAGGCCGAGGGTCAGATGGGCCAGATGCCCGAAGGCCGACTCGACGCCGCCATCTCGTCGCCGCCCTACGCTGGGCCGCCTGGACATGACAGCGGCCATCCGCGCCTGGACGCTATCGAAGACGAGCGCCGCGTCCGTGAAGGCAGCAGCCGGCGAAATGGCTACGGCGCAAGCACCGGCCAGCTCGCGGCGCTGCCCGATGGCGCGCTGGACGCGGCGGTGAGCTCTCCGCCTTATGAGGCGTCCATCAATGCCGGGAATGACGCCGACGAGGCGCGGCAGCGGAAAGCGGAACGCTATGCGCGCGGGGAGTTCAAAACGCAGCGACCCGATGTATTTGTATCACCTGACAATATCGGAGCGCGGGGAATGTTCAATGGCACTTATGGAAAATCTGAATCACAAGTCGGCGCGATGCAGGGCGATACATTTTGGTCTGCGAGTCGCCTGATCCTGGAGCAGACGCGCGCCGCGCTGCGCCCAAGCGCCCATGCATGCTGGGTTTTGAAACCATTCGTCCGAAACCATGCCGTCGTGGACTTCCCCGGCTACTGGCGGCAGGTCTGCGAGTCGGTCGGCTTCCGGCTGTTGCACGTCCATGTCTGCTGGCAAGTGGAACAAAAAGGACTCAAGCAGCTCGGCCTGGACGGGACGGACAAGGCGATGGAGAAGTGGTGCGCTTCGTTCTTCCGCCGCCTGCACTCAAAGAAGTACCCGCACCTTAAGATTGACTTCGAGATCGTCCAGTGCTATGGCCGCGACTAACGGACGCAAGCATCGGCGCAACCCCTGCGCGCTCCGCTCCGCGTGCGCCTGCGAGCGCGCCGGGAGCATCGCGCCGGAATGTATGGACGGCATCCTGCATCCGTTCGGGCGCAACGGTGACCGGGGCGACGTGTACCACGGCCTGCCGTGCAAGTTCGACGCGCTCTACAATCTGCACTGCAACGCCGACGGCACGCGCTTCCGGCGCGGCCCGCGCCCCATCTCGACCGGGGAGATGCTCAAGCGCGCGCGGGCGCGCAATTACAACCTGCGGAAGCGGTGCGCCGCGCCCGCGTGCAATACGATCATCTCGAACTCCGCCACGCATTGCCACAAGCACGCGCAGGGCGGCGGCAGGGGCAAGCTGCGGTTTTACGCGGCGGGTCGCAAGCGTGCTTGACCGGGTAGGGTGGGGCGCGCCGATGATCCCCCTGCCCCGGAAGGGCGCGCTCGGCGGGCGGCGCGGGGGCGGTGAGCGTGTTTTGTGCATAGGTGGGACACGTTGAATCGGCGCGGATACCGGCGGGACGGTTTGTGACAGGCGAGATACCCTAAAAAATGGCAAAAAAGGCTCTTCCATGCAAATTCTGCCGTCAGCCCAAGACCGGCAACCATTACAAGTCTGCCGGGTCCTAAGAAACGTACTGGCGCTCCCGGTCTCTCCGGAGCCGGGCGAGTGTAGCTGCGGCTGTGGCAAGCCCAAGCCGACGCGCGACCGATGGGGCAGAGAGCGCGCTTACCTGCGGGGGCACGCGCCGGGCAGCAGGGGCGGGAAGCGGCGAGATTGAAAAGCAGCGCGATGCATGGTAAAATGAACACGTCACAGAAGAGCGGGCGTTTTCATTTTGCCAACCAAACAGCGGCCTGCGTGCGGCGTCCGTTCTTCTGTGACAAGAGAATGGCAAAGTACGCGGGTCGCTTTTTGGTAATGAGATGGCAAGGGCAAAGAAAAAGAAGCCAGTTATCGCGCTTTATGGGCGCATCGGAATTGAACGCGGTTATTGCAAAGATTGCCAAACAACTTCTTTCATCCGCGATGGGTGCTATGTATGCTGTGGAGCAATTGCAGTGAGCAAAAAACCAAAGAAGTTTGAACGGGAATCGGCCACTACTCAACGCCGAAAAATCCCAAACCGCGAAGAACGTGAGCACATTTTGGAAAATCAGGGCTATGCCTGTTTTTATTGCGGCGTTGCCTTCAAATCAATCCGCTATCGAAACAACGATCCTATCCTTATTCAATTGACCTGGGATCACAAGTTGCCCTATGTGATTTTCCAGAATAGCGACCCGGATAATTTCGTCGCCGCTTGTCAGGTTTGTAACGCCTTGAAGCACGATATGGTCTTTCAGACTCTTGAAGATGCCCAGGTATTTCTAGCCATTCGGCGCAAGCAAAAAGGATTTGACTTCTGAAATTAGAAATCCGCGCATTTGGCCGTTTCAGGATCGCGCTAGAGCAAAAAACGGTTACGTGACCACAGGTCACAGGATGCTATTTTGAATGCGACCACAAAAAACGCCCGCCAGACCGGAAATCGAACAAAAGGCGCGTGAAGGGCTTTTAGAATTGAAAGAGCGTTTTTTTACTTGGCGTGGAGTGGCAGAACATCTCAAGGAAAAATCAGGCCTGATTTTTGATCGGGGCTTTTTGCGCCGCGTCGCCAATAGAGACCGTGGCGCTCCCAATAAACTCCTTGTCGCTCTCGGATTGCCCCCAATTCGTCAGGCACTTGCCGATGTCTGCCCGCGCTGCGGCGTGGTACACCTTCGCAAATGCCGCGCGCGCAACATGCCGGAGTGGGTGAGCCGGGCCGCCGACTGGCTGGCGGAGCGGGAAAGGAATCTATGAATGGCCCTGCAGCGTGGCACGAGATGATCTTGGACAAGGCGCACACCAGCGGCGCCGAGGAGTGGGCCTGCCCTGCCTGCGGACGGCGCTTCCTGGTCGAGTGGTCGCCATACTGCATGATCGTCGTGGAGCCCGGCGACCCGTCCGCGCGGCACCGGGGCAGCCAGGTGGACGAGGCGACTGTGGCGGCCTACGCCGAGGAGGAGGCGAGACTCGCGGATGACCCCAGGCTGGCGACCTTCGAGGCGTGGCTGGATGGAATTCAACTTGATTGAGATCTTGTCAATTTTCCCAGGGATAGATTTGATGAATCTTCTGATTGAGATTATCTCCCCCGATGGGCTATGGCGGCTGACCTATTCGCTTCCAGTCGACGTCGTTCGTATTATCGCGGATCCGTCACGCTCCATTTGGCGCGATAGGTGGGTATGGGGATTCAACGCAAATGCTGAACAGATCGAGGCGCACCTGATTTCAGTTGAAGAAAATATCTCATTAGGTTAGATCACCGCCAATTTCTTCGGGTCAGCCCGCGTCCACAACTCCGGCGTCCCGGTCTCCGCATTGGCCCGGCTGACCTGTAGCCAGTCCCCCACGATCTGCCACACGTCCATCGGGTAGCTCAGCGGCACGACGCCGCCGGGCCGCGCCGGCCAGGGCGTTACCAGGTCGTCCAGTAAAATCACCACGTCAGCGGTAGTCGTCCGAATCTTGAACGGCGGCGCGGGCCAGGACGATCCTTCGGCTTCGCTCAGGAGCGGCGGCGCTTCACCCGAAACGTAGAGCCACTTTTCCACGCGCACGTCGATCCAGCCGCGCTGTCGCGCGAACTCCGCCGCCCAGGCGACGGCAGCGGGGTCGTCGGCCTTCACGCCGATATACATGCGGCTCATATCAAAGCGTCCTGTCCGCGCGCCAATTGCGCGATCATCGTCGCCAGATCGTCCGAAACGCCGCACTCCAGCGTGCACGTCTCGGCGGCATCCTGGTAACTCGTGCGCGTGACGATGAAGGTCAATCCGGCGGCGCTCACGCCGACCTCGTCTGTCAGGTAATTCTCGATCTTGACCCGTTTCCCGGCGCGCAGCTGCGAGGCCGGGATGACCTGCCCCTGCTTGCCGCGCAGCCAGCCCACGACCGGGATGCCGCCCGAAACATAGAATTTCTCGTCCTTGTTGCTCGCCAGAAAGCGCCGCGCGAAATTCGTGGCGACCGCGCTCGACGTGAAACTGGAAGATAAGATTTTCTCGCGCTGACCGTAGGTCGTGACGCTGGTCGTGTCCTCGAGATTGGCGTCGTCGTCCGGCGTCAGCCACTGCGTGCGCCCCTCGCCGTCGCGATAGGAGACCACGATCCAGTTCCAGACTTCCGTCTTACGCAGTTCCAGCCCGGCCAGCGCCGCGTCGTCGATGCGCAGCGCATAATCGTAATCAGTGAGCGCGCTCTGCTGCTTGAACGCCAGCACCGGCTCGCCGTTGGGCGTCGCGGCGGCCTCGCTTTCCAGCAGATAGGCCGCCCAGGGGTTGAATGAGGCGTCGCCCAGCGCCGCCAAGCGCGCCAGGTTGTCGGCGGCCATCTCATAGTCCACGTCGCCCCCCGTGACCCAGGGTTCGAGCGTGAGCGTGTTGCTGTCGATCTGCGTCTCGTCCGAGTTCACTTCCGCGATCGCCGCGCGCCAGTCCTTTGCGATCTCAGTCGGCGTGATCGAGCCGGTCTCGGTATACATTTTGACGTTCGTGATCTGCCCGTAAACGCTCCCATCTTCAACCGGCGTCTGCGTCGCGTCCGACATGAGCTCCAGGTCGAGCGTCTGGCGCGGCGTGCCGAGGGTCACATCCTGGCTGCCCGTACTGCTCCCGGCGGCCACGCGGCTTACGCTCCACACATCTGCCGCGCCCGTGTTGTCGCGCAGGCGCAGCGTCCAGGAGGCCGCCGCTGCGCTGGTGGTCAGGTCGTAGTCCATCGTCACGCGCTTGATCGTCTGGCCCGTCGGGACGCTGTAGCGCACGCGGTAGAGTTCAGTGGCGACCCAGGCCACGCCCTTCGGCGTGATGCGGATGCGCGCGCGCCGGTCGTCTCCCGCCTGCGGCTCGTCCGTGACCGTCTGGCTGATCCAGGCATCCGTATCAATACGCGTGTCGCACCAGGGCTTTCTCAGGCCGCGCACGCCGAGCAGCTGCCCCCAGTAGCCCGCCGCCACGAGCCAGCGCCCGCCGCGCTCGCGCTGCGCGCTATACCCCGGCGAGATGAGCACGCCTTCGTAGACGATGCTCAGGCCATTGCGCACGACCAGCCGCTGCCCGGCCTTGAACGGCCACGCCGCGCTGGGATCGCGCGGGATGAAACAGGCGAAGGTCCCGAACAGGCCGCCGGGATAGAAGGTGTCAAAGGCCAGCTGTTCAGCGCGCCGCAGATCATTCACCATATCGGAGGCGCGCGTCGTCCCGCTGCTGTAAATTTCGAGCGCTAGATCGTTCAGATTCATAACAGAGCATAACGCGGGGTAATAAGAATGCGGTTGAAGGTGAGCGTATTCGTGATGGTCGGGTTGGCGTCCGTATCTCCGTTGAAACAGATCAACAGATTGAGCTTGCCCGGTACGAGTTCCAGAACATCCCCGATCATTTGCAGATCTTTATCCACAGCCAATCCGCTAGTGATTTGAACAGCGCCCGCCGCATCCAGAACAAAACGCGTTCCCGTGGTAATGGTCGAAACTTTTACGATGGGGCGCGGCAGGACCGCGAAATAATCTACGCTGACATTCGCCGCTCCGGCCACACTTCGTTTAGCGCGCAGCGTCCAATTCGAGCTCCCGCCGGTGATAAAAACGCCCAGGTAATCTTTGAACCAGCGCATCGTAGGCAGGACGATCGGCGGCGTCCGCATCAGGCGCATGGCGGCCCCCAGCGTGACGCTCAAAAATTCGGTGACGGTCTCGGAATTCCCGAAATCGAACGCGGCGGCGATCTGCAAATTCGCCCCGGCGTCCATCATGCGCGCAAAGAAGATCACTTCGCGTCCTGCCAGCAGATCGTAAACTCCCGCCGTCAGGAAGCCTGACGGCGTAATTCCCACGGGGACGCTGCCCGTATTGACGCTCGTATCCAGGTATTCACCGCCGCTCGAATTGGCGTCCACCACGCCGCTCTGCTCGACGTATAGAAAGCTCGTGGGCAACAAAAACTTGCCGTAATCTATGTCGCACAGGCTGATCCAGACTGAGCCTAAACTGCTCAAAAGAACTTCTAGCGCCGTTTCCGCCTGAAGGCTGCCGGGCAGGCCGCCCGCGGCGAGCCAATTATCCCGCGTCGAATCATCACAGTTATCGACTATCGAGTCGCCGTCCTTCGTCCACAACCAGGGCAGCGCCCCCACGCGCTCCACGTCGGCGGCGACCTGCGTCAGGTTGGTGTAGTCGTCGCTGACCTGCGCCGCGGTCAATTCCACGCCGAAGACGGTGAAGTCCATCGCCGTGCAGACCGCCTGCTGCGCGCTGGAACTGTTGCACAGCAGGTAGAGCGTCGCCGCCGCCACCGGGTCGAAGCTGGCGCTGGAGGCCGCGCTGGCGCCGTCCTTGTAGATCGCGATCCCGCTTGGCCCCCACACGAAATGCAGGAACAGGATATTGAACGCGCCGAACGTCTGCGCCGCAGTGCTGATCGTCGTCGTCCCGTCGGTGAAATAGAACTTGTCGTCGCTGGCCTGGTAGTAGGCGTTCAAGCCGGACGCGCCGCTGGAGAACAGATACTGCGTCGCGAGCGAGGCCGAGACCGTGTTCGCCAGGTGCGGACGCCAGACGATGCGTATGCAGCCCTGCGCTTCGCGGAGCGTGTCATCCGTGGCGGTGATGGTGAGCACCGTCGCCGTCTGCGTGCTCGTGCTGGCGTGCGCCGTTCCAGACCAGGCGCAGCCGAGCTGGTCGCCGTAGAAGAAGGGCCGCTGGTCGATGGCGGCCAGCGCCTGGAAACCGTCCACGTAGACCTGGCGCGGATACTGGACGGAAACGCCCGTCGCCGCCGCGATGCCCAGGCCGGTGACGCTGGCCTGCAGGAGATACCAGCCGTCGCCGACGGAAATGAAAGTCGTGGTCTGCTCGACAGTGTCGTAAATGATCTTAAGGTCACTGGCCGTCACCGCCGCGCCGTCCTCGCGTTTGGCATAGCACGAGAGAACGTGTGTTTCCACCGCCAGCGTCAGGCTCTGCGTGAATGCGCCCGTGGCCGTCGTGATGCAGTACAACCGCGCCGAGGCCGAGCCGAACAAGGTAAAATTCTCGTCGGTGTTCTTTTCGCTGACCAGCGCCGCCGCCGTCGTCCAACCCGTGTCGTAGGTCGTGTTTCCGAACACCGGATTGGTGAATAGATTCGTCAGCGGGCCGGCCTGGACGACCAGGCCGCGCGAGAAGTTCTTGCCGATGTCGTCCTCGCGCGCCGCGCCTTTGGCCGAGCACAGCCGCTGCTTGCGCCCGACGGCAACGCCCTTGACGATCAGCCGCGCGGCGCACTGCGGCAGGGCCGCGTCGCGCGTCTGCGCGTAGAGTTCCGATACGCCCGCCCAGCCGTGCAGAATTTCGTAGAAGAGCGTCCCGTCCTGCCCCCACAGCGGCGCGGGCGTATCGCTGTTCGGTTTGAATTCCAGATAGAGCGGTTCGGATTCGTCCCCGGCCAGCGAGAGGAACGCTTGCACGTCGGCGATCCCGCGCCGGTTCTCCCATTCGCTCGCGCCCAGGACGTGCAGCCCGAAGGTGAAATCGCGCTCGTCCACGTTCACGCCGACGACGCGCGTCGCGCCGCTCCGGTTGGCGCTCGATCCGCGCGCCAGCGTGGGCCGCGTGGCCGGGGCGGGCGGCACGAAATCTTCTGCGACCAAGTAGCGCCCGGCCATCAGGTCGAGCGACTTCACACCTTTCACGAGCTTGAAAACAGCCGTGGTCATTATTGCGTCCCTGCGCCGTTGCGCAGCGCGGCGCGCAGTTCGCGGCCCAGGAGCGTCACGGCGGCGCGCGCGACTTCGCCCGCGTCCTGCCCCGGCGCGGCGTTGACCACGACGGCGCCGGGCATGATCGTGACGCTGCCCGCGCTGGCGAGCGCCGCCATGGCGTCCTGGCGCGTCAGGACGTATCCGCCCGTCTGCGGCGTCACCACGACCTCGGGCCGCGTCGCCCACGATTCGTTCACGCCGATCATCTGCCCGGCCATGAAGCTGCCGCCGTGCTGCCGCATTCCGCCGATCTCAATTTCCGGCTCGCTAGGGACAATCACGACGCCGCCCGCCTGCGCGCCGCCGCCTCCGCCCCCACCCCCGCCCGTGTGACCTTCGTCCGGCGGGATGCCCGCATCGGGTACTGGCCCCCCGCCTGGGACATTGCTCTGGATGCGGACGCTGACCCGAACTTCAGTCGGGATTTCTAGGATGGCGTTCGTGATGAGGTCGATCTGCTCCAGCCAATCATCCCAATTCCCGGATTCAGCGACATCCCCCACCGCGCCGATAACAGCCTGCGTCGCGTCAGCAGTCTTTTCGTCGATCAATCCCCACTGCCGGGCGAGCTCGGTCAGATGCCCCGCGCCCTCCTGCGTCAGATCGGCGTTCGCCAGCTGCTGCGCAACGATGTTGAAGATGATCTTGCGCGTGGCCTCGGTGTGCGCGGCTTCGTTCTCGGCGTATTTCGTTTCGAGCTCCCCCAGGCTCTCCATTTCCCGCGCCGCCGTTTCGCTCTGCACGCCCGCCAACTCGTTTAAACGCTCTTTCGTCTGGTCGATCTCGTCCTGGATGCGGTCGCGCCGCTCGATATAGTTCTCGTCTTCCTCGCGGATCGGCCCGGCGATCAGAAAGTTCAGATCCTTCAAGGCTTCGTTGTAATCTTTGAGCGATTCTTTGGCCGCCTGCTCTGCAACTTCCTGATCTTGCAGCGTCGGGCGCAAGTCCAACAGCGCCTGGTTATTCGCTTCCAGCAGCCCGATGCTTTCGCGGCGCTGGTCGCCGACGTTGATGAGCGCGCGCGCCTGGTTGTATTCGGCCTCGGTCAGGATATTGGTCGTGTCTGCCACGAGCCGACCGGTCGGAACGCCTTCCTCCCAGAGTTCGATGGCGCGTCCGGCGATGATGTTCGTGCGCTCCATTTCGGCGCGGTAATCGGCGTAACTGCGCGACGTGCCGACGATCGTCTGTTGGTGCGCGTCGATCTCCTTTGTGACACTCGTCCAGAAACCTGGACCCGCGATGGAGATGAACGTGTCCAAACCTTGCGTCAATTCGGTGAGCGCGACGAATGTATCGCGCAATGCCGGGTTTAAATCTTCCCCCAACTTGGTCCCCGTCGCTTCCAGCGCGTCCACCAGGTTGGAGAGCGCCCCGCCAGCCGTCTGCGCCTGCTGCGCCATCAGGCCGCCGAAATCTTCGCGCATCCCGGCCAGGATGGCCTGGATGCCCTGCTCGGCGGGGATCAGGCCCTTCTCGACCATCTTCTGCACTTCGGCGGTCGTGACGCCCATGCTCTCGGCCAGCAAGCGCCAGGCGGGAATGCCGGCTTCGGTGAGCTGCAGCATCTCCTGACTAGCGATCTTGCCGCGCGTCTGCATCTGGCCCAGCGCGCGCGTGATGCGGTCAATGCCGAATGATCCCGTGCCGAGGGCGGCGGTGGCGTCGCCCACGTCGCGCAGGATGGGGATGATCTCCGAGGCGGTGAAGCCGTAAGCCATCAGGCGCTTGCTGGCTTCGGTCAAATCGGTGAATTGAAACGGGGTCTTGGCGGCGAAGGCGCGCAGCTCTTCCAGGTGCCGCTGCGCTTCGGCGGACGAGCCGGTGAGCGTCGTGAAGGCGATGCGCGTCTGCTCCATATTCATCCCCAAGCGGACGATCTCTTTGCCCAGGCCCACCACGCCGGCCGTGATGGCCGTCACGGAGATGTAGCCCCCCAGAGTCTTGAGCAGGTCCCCGGATTGGGTCTGCGCCGCCCGCGTGCTGTTCCCCAGGCTTTTTACGCCCCTCTCGCCTTCGTCTATAGCGCGGGCGAAGGCGCGCAGCTGCGCGGAGAAGTTGTCGGCGACCGAGAGCCGGATGGTGGTTTCGCGCGTCGCCATTTAATCGCCTAGCAGGATCAGGAATTGCGCCAGAAGTCCGGCTTCATTTCCAAGCCGGACGGCCTGCTCCAGGAGCGCAGCGCGCTCCATTTCACGCCAGCGTTCATAGGCCAGCATTTCGGCCCGTTCAAGGCGCGGCAATCTCCGCCATTGGCTCGGCGTCAGCCCCCGGCGGATCATCGTCTTGTGGGAGAGCAGCATCAACGGATCGAAAGGAGCGCAGGATGTTTCCCATCTCCTCCTCCGTCACCGCGTTCAGGCGGTTGGAGACGGTCAGCAGCGCGCGCCAGGCCCATCCGCCCATGCGATTCTTGAGCGCGTCAATTTTTTCAGTTTCAGTTTCGCCGGGGATTTCGATCTGCACCGCCGCCAGAAGCACGCGGTGGGCCAGCAGTTGGTCAGCCTCTTCGACGCCGCGCACGTAGTCCGGATGGTCGTAGTCCAGGATCTCCGTCACGCGCCCGTTGACCTTCTGAAAATCTTTGACCGGCGGTTTGGGCCTGCTTATCGTGCGCCGCAGCTGCCACAAGGCCTCTTCCGAAAGCGGCTTGACGGGGACCAGGATCAACTTTCCGTCCGGGCGCGTCAACGTCACAAGCACCGGGGTTGTGCCCAAATCGTCCAATGTTGTAGCCAGCATCGGCTCATTAAGCATGGGTAATTTCCCTGAAGGTGATCTCACCTGCCCTGGCGGGCATGCGCCAGGGTTAGATCATCCGCCTAGTTCCCGAAGGCGCTCCAGGCGTTGGCGGCCATCGCGTAGCGCCCGCGCATCAGGTCCCCGCCAGCCTGCTGGAAATTGGCTTCCGAGACCGCGCCGGAATACAGCACGAATTGCGCGCTTTGCGTTACGCCGCTGGAAATCAAACCTTCAAATTTCGCGTTGACGGCGGCGGAAGCATTGGCGAGCCGGAAAAGAGTCAGGTCGGCCAGGAGCGTTTCGATCGCCAGCTCTGCACGCCGCCCGGTCAGAACGCGCCGATAGACCTGCCCGAAACCGCGAAATTCCTGCCAGCCGTAGACGAAACGCAGGCTGGCATTCTGCGCGAAGCCGATCCCGCTGCCGCTCGTGCTCCCCGACGCGCTGGCATATAAGTAGAGTTTGCCCTCAGCGAAGGCATAGACCTCGCCCGTTCCCGGCCCTGGCATGGCTCAGGCGATATAGCCGCTGCCGGTGGGCCCGGTCATGGAAAGCGCGCGCCAGGTCTCCTGCCACTGGTTGCCGTTTTCGCCTTCCGTCCAGCCCTCCGTGACCTTGACGCAGTTGTGAAACTGATAATACTGCGCCGTGACGCTCGGCAGCTCTGTGTCCGTGCCCTTGATCTCAAAATGGACTTGGGGGGTCGAAGCGCCCGAGGCGGTCGCAGGCGCGGCCTTGTTGCCGGTCACAGCTTGCAGGTAGGTGAATTGCAGTTCCTGCGCATTAACGGTCGTGACCTTGTGATGATGGGCCGTGCCGCGCTCCATGACCGTCGCCACGCCGCGCGCCGAGTTGTAGGTCGTTCCGGCCTGGACGAACCCGATGAGCGCCGTCAATGCGCCCGAGGCCGTGGCCCAGCCGCCGGTGCCCGAGGCCTGCGCCCAGCGCAGCGCTCCTTCAGCAAACGTCCTGACTTCTCTTGACATAGCCTGACTCCTTTGTTAGTAAGGGCGGGACGCTACGCGCCCGCCCCTTCAGGCTCTCAGGCTCTTGGGATCGTTTATCCAGCTGTCACTCGCTCCAGCCAGCGGTATTGTACCACCAGCCGGACGCGCATCACATCCGGGTTTGGGTCGGGCGCGACCGGCGTCTCGCGCGCGGGATTGGCGCGGATGATCGTACCGTTCGCGGTCGGGCTGGCGGTTGTACCGTATATGTCCAGAATAGAGATGCCTGCGCCGGTGGCGAACACGCGCGCGGCCATGTCGCGCATCTGGCGCAGATTGCGCACGTGCAGCCCGCTGGCGCGCGCGTAGGATTCCCAGCAAGAGACTTCCGCCAAGCCGATCTGCTCCGCGCCGCGCCAGCCGTCGTCCAGCGCGCGGCCTTGCGCCATTTCGCGCGTCTCCGTTCCCAGGTGTGCGACGCTGAAGCTGGGGAATGTCAGCGGCTGCTGCGGCATGTCAAAATTCACGACGGCGCTCGTCATCCATGACGGCAGCCCTTTGGCCGTGATCTGCGTCTCGAAAAAGTCATTGAAAGAACCGGCTACATTGAAGAACGCGCCGGGGTGGGCGGTGAAGGGCATCAGTTTTTATCCGCCCCTTTGTCGGCTTGCATGGCTTCTTCGAGAAACGCCTTAAGCGTTTGGATGCCACCCGCATCAGTCTGATACATCAGATTATAAGCCCCGCATTCTTCGCCGTCGTCATAACGCCAATAGATATACGTTTTGTCTTCGGGCTTTTCAAAAACGGCTACAATCTTCTTTTTTCGTGAAAAGGGATAGTTTTTTTGCATTACAACTCCAGCCAGCGCAGGTTAGGGTCGAGCGGGTCGATCAATCCCAACTCTTTTTCAAGTTCTACCTGCCCCGTGAGTTGGGCGGTGTCCAAAAATCCGGCGGGGGCCTGGCGCGAATGGCCCTGATTGAGCTGCTCAATGTAGCCGACGTTGCTACCCTGCGTGATCGTCAGCCCGCCGTCTTCGCTCCGCCAAGTCGCATCGGCGGCGCTGGCCTCGTTGCCCGGCTTGCCGATATCGCTCGGCGTCCAGTGCCCCCAGGAGGCGCGCGCCCGGCCCGTGTCCACGGGCATCTCGATTTTGACGCGCTTCTCGACCGCGAAGCTGGCGCTCTTCACCGCCTGGCGCGCGGCGCGGGCCGTGGCGCGCTCGGCCTGGCTCGCCTGGCGCGCGAGTTTGCGGTAGTCGCTGGCGTCAATCGTGATTTGCATTAATAAGGTATCCCTTCCCGTTCGATGTCTTGCATCAACCGGTCGCGGAACTCCGTGATCTCCTGGCGCGTCAGGTGCGAGGTGGAGACGATAGACTCGTTGTGCTCGCGCGCTCCCTTGAACCAAAATTCCTCGGGCAGTTCTTCTTCCCATTTCACATCGTATTTTACACCCAAATAATCTTCCGCGCGCCGCGTCATAGGCGTGCCAGGGAACGGGATGAGCGTGTTCACGTCCACCCGGTCGGGGCGGTGCGTAAGAATCCAATCGCGTGTGCGCTCCATGCTCTCGCGGTCTTCTCCCGGCAGGCCCAGGATGAAGGACGCTTTGAACTTAATGCCCAACTGCTTACACCAGCCTAAGACTTGCGTATCCTGCTCGATGGTCGTGCCTTTATGGACGTTGGCTTTGATGCGATTGTCGGCGCTCTCCACTCCGGCCAGCACTTGGACCAGGCCGCCCTCGGCCATCTGCCGCAGGTAGTCCAGGCCGCCCTGGTGCGAGATCACGTCCGTGCGCAGGAAGCAGCGCCATACGACGCTGTACCTTTTCATCACTTCCAGGAGGGAGAGCATGCGCGGCTTGTTGAGCGGCAGGATGTCGTCGTAGTACATCAGCCCCGTGTGTCCGCGCTCGACCGCTTCGCGGATTTGCGCCTCGACGATGGAGAGGGGTTCGTAGCGCACGGAACGGTCCCAGATCACGCCGTTCCTGCCCGACTCGCAGAAGGCGCACGCCATCGGACATCCGCGCGAAGTGAAGAGCGTGGTCGTGCGATGAGGACGCCCCTCGCGATCGTGGAGCGTCGCGTGATATTTGTCGTCCCATCTCCTGACGGGCGGCAAGGCCCAATCCAGCGGGCCGGGCGTGATCGGCGGCGCAAAGGAAAGCGTCGTTGCGCGCCGCGCGGCCCCGGATACGATCCGACTGACCGTCTGCGGATGGTCGCTCTCGCCCGACACGATCACATCGAAGCCCAAAGCGCGGCAAGAATCGGGGTTCGTCCAGGGCGCAGCCCCGCCGAGGACGACCGCGCTTTTCTCCCAGGCGCGCGTGAGTCCGGCCAGCCGCCTGACCTCGTGCATCTGCGGGCTGGTGGCGCTGATCCAGACCTGCTCGAATTCACCGTCCTGGGGAAACGGGTCGCAAGTCAGGTCGCGGAAATCGGTCGCGTATCCCTGCGCTTCCAACTGCGCGGCCAGATACCAAACGCCCAAAGGTGGATATACCAGCGGGTCTATGAGAAAAGTTGAACGAGGAAATACTAGACAGATATTCATCTAGGTTCCCAATGATATGATTGTCCTCGAAGTGTCTTCATTTTTTCACAGATCCAGCTCCGCAATTTCCATTCTTCGGCTCGTATATCTGGATGACCGCGCATAAGGCGCAAATCAGGACGAGATACCAATTGTAATCCCAGGGCTGCTTGGGAATGTTTAATCACAAGATATGGCAAAATCTCTTTAAGGAATATCCCTGCCTGTTGTGAGTAAATATGCCATTGATAGAATGGGCGTTCATTTGGCTTCGGTATGATATTATTGCGGGTAATCTTTCCTCCCCACAAATTTTCAAAAGGCAACAACATTTTCGGATCTGTATTTCCGACACTACAATGGAGCTGCATATTCTGCTGTCCCCCTGCCGTTGAGACACAACCTTCACCGTCAAAAATGCCGGCCAAATAAGACAATTCTATTTCCGTTATCATGACTCTTCTCCCTTCACCGCCCGCAGCACGATGCGGATCTCATCGGCCACGTTGAAATAGCGGTAGACCATCTTCTCGGCCAGCGCGTGCGGCATGGCCTGGATGATCTCGGCGTTGCCCTCGGTGAAACGCAGCAGCACCGGCTCGGCCTGCTCGAACTTGAGCGGCGCATGGTAGTCGAACGGCGCGTCGGGATTGTCGCCGGTCAGATAGGAGAACGTTCCGGGCGTGACGTATCGCGTGTGCGTCGGGTCGGAAAGCGCCGCGTTGCTCGTGGCGAATGGCGCGCGCACGTACAACAGGCCGTCCGGCTTGAGAATGCGCCAGCATTCCGCGAAAAACACGAACCAGCCGTCCAGATTTTCCACTCTTTCGTTATAGATCCTATGCCAGATCGCTGGCAGCGCGCGCACGAGTTTCACCTGGTGCGGAACGTGCTCGACCAGATGGCTGCAATAGATCGCGTCGGCAGAGTTGTCATTCCAGGGACTGCCGGTGGACGAGCGCAGCCAGGGGAAGGCGAACAGGTCGATTTGTTCGTTCACGCCCGGCATAAGGAATTTGTCCACGTTGACCCAGCCCGGCTCGTAGCAAATATCCGGCAGCGGGTCCAGATGCGCGGGATAGGGCGAAGGCGCGCCGCGCTCCAACGGGAAGATCACGCGTCCGCAGCCGAGATTTAGCTTCATGCTATTTTTAACTCTCGGACGCGCCGCAGGAGTTCCAACGCGCGCGCGTCCCAGGTGTACGATTTGACCTTTTCCTTGCCCGCCGCCGCCAGCGAGCGCCAGCGGTCATTCACCAGGAGCGCGTGCGCCGCTTCGACGGCCTCGGGCGCGGAAGCATAGGGCCAGAAGTCCGTCCCGGCGATGAAGCCCAGCCGGTCAATGTCCGGCGCGGTATCGGCCAGGACGCAGCATCCCTGCGCCATGTTCTCGAAAAAGCGCGTCGTCAGATCGCCGTAGGAGCTCCGTACCAACGCGATCTTGGCGCGGTTGTAGAGCGCGTTGTACTCGTCGAAGAGTGGGCCCAGCATGCCCACCGTATTTTTTAGTCCGCTGGCATCCATCGCAGCCAGGATCTCCACCCGTTCGCTGTAGGGATAGCCAATTATCAGCACGTCAATGTCGCGCTCCCTGCCCAAGTCGGTATGCATTTCTGGATCATAACCCGGCGGCAGCCAGTAGGCGTTCGGCTCGGAAGAGCGCGCGCCCCAGGAGTGGGCGAAGAACATAGCGTCGTAATCCGCGCTAGCATAATCGCGCACGTGGTTATCCATGCCCCACAGGATGAGCGGAACGCCATTGATCCGATGGCCGGCATAGGCAGATTCGGCGTGAATGACTAAATCGGGATGGAATGTTCGGCGCGTTCCGGGAGCAAAGCCATCTTCCCAATCGGGCTTCCAGACGTATCGTTCGTCCACTTCCATCCCCCAGATTTTTGTCCCGGTTGAATGGCCCGCCGTCTGCACGTCGTGGCCGAGCCGCCGGAAGGCGCGCGCCATGTAGCGGCCCGAGGCGACGGGATAGTGGATGCAGGTGATGAGGATGCGGAGCGAAGTCATAAAAGCCGTCCGTTCCATTCGTGAGGCAGTTTGTCTCGTCTTGAAGTATTACAGGACGGGCAGCTGATCACAATGTTTTCCGGGCCATTGCTGCCACCCCGCGCTAACGGTATGCGATGGTCAACATGGTACTGCTGCCCCAATTCGTAACTACACCACCAGCATAAACCCTTTTGCATTGTGTATTGTTTCTTGGTATCTGCTGCTGTATGTGTGCCAGCCGCCTCGCGCTTGCGTGCGCGGTAGTTCCTTGTACGGGCCAGATAGGTATCACGGTTTCGCTGATACCGGAGTCGGGATAATTCTTTGGCCCTTTCCGGGTTATTAGCCTTGCGATTTTTATCAGCCTCTTTCTTTTGCTCCCGATGATTTCTGGCATACTCACGCGAATAAGCACGGCTTCTTTCGATATGCTTCCACTTGCATTTCAAAGTAATGGCACGAACCTTATCTACGTTGGCCGCTGCCCAACGTCTTGCGTTCGCTCGATGCTGCTCTTTATTTTCCTGATACCACTGATTTGCTCTTGCCTTAGATCGCTCAGGGTTATTTGCATTCCAAATTCTTGTCCGAGCGGCTGTACATGGCTTGCAATATGATGCAAGCCATACTTTGTCACCCTTCCGGCATGGTGAAAAGTATTCGGTTGTAGCAGGAAGTGATCGGGAACAGTCCTTGCAGGTTTTGTAATGCGGGATAGAATCAATCATGCTGGACTTCTCGTGTAGGTTCAGCCACGCTCCGGGATGTTTCCGCATCGCCGGAGCACTTCCTATAGTATAGAACATTATGGCGCTCACATCAATATGCCACATGGATTATCGAGGTGTCCGGCGTAATGCGCCGATCCCATTTTTCGTGGAAGCGTAATGAGTTGGCGCGGAAACTTTCCGCCGTCGCCGCGTTGGATGCGCCGACTCGATGCGTGAAGACGGCTTCCGGGCAGTACCAGACTTCAAAGCCGCGCAGTTTCACGCGCTCGCACAAATCCACGTCTTCAAAATAGCCGCGTCCGTAACCAATATCAAACAGACCCGCTGAAGCAAACAGATTATTTCGGATCGCCAGCGCCGCGCCGGTCGTCCAGGAGACGCGCTCGGCAATATTCACGCGCCAATCGTCGGCGGCGAAACCAATATAGCGATGGAACGGGCCTTTGCCGCCGTCGTAGAGTCCGCCGCAGGATTGGATGGAATACGCGGGCGGGCGCGGCGCGGTCAAACCGGGTAATGCGCCCGTCCCATTCGGGCCGAGCGGGAAAACGAGTTTCGGCCCGACGATGCCCACGTAGGCGCGTTCGTCGAACATCCCCATAAGCGGCCCGAACCAGCCGGGCTGCGCCTGCGTGTCCTGGTTCAGAAAGAACAGCACGTCGCCCCCGGCGCGCGCCGCGCCTGCATTGCAATTGCCGGCAAAGCCCAGGTTGCGCGGATTGCGCGCCACCTGCGCCGGCGGGCCGATGATCTCGGTCAGGTCGACGTCCGGGCTGGCGTCATCCTGCACCAGGATTTCCATCCGGCCGGCCATCCCCTCCGCGCCCGCCGTCGCTACCAGCGATTTCAGGCACAAGATGAGAGCCTTCAGGTCGTTGTAGGCCGGGATCACGATTGACAATCTCAGGCTCGCGCCCATCACCGGGGCGGCTCGCGGGGCCGCGTGTATCGCTAAGTTGGTTGGCGTCAGGGGCAGGGCTTGGGGCAGGCTCATGGCTCGGTTTGTCCTTTCGTTCGCGCTTCAACGCCGATTGTAGCACAGTTTCTACCTGGTCGGCGGTCACGTCCCATGTCTGCCGGATCGCCCACTCGTAGCCGCGCTCGGCCGTGTACGCCGCCAATGCGCGATCGGCGTAGAGCATTTCCATTTTTTCGATCAGATCGGACACGTCCGGGAAGGCGTCGCGCGCGCCGCCCCAGGTGCCATGCTCCATGTAGGCCAGCCGTTTGACGAGCATTCCCCGCCCCTCGCCGACGATCTCCGGGCCGCTGCACCAGTCCAGCGCCAGCGTCGGCACGCGGCAGGCCATCGATTCCACCAGCGGCAGGCCGAAGCCCTCACGGTGGCTGATGACCATGTGCGCATCCATCAGCGCGTAGCGAGAGCGCAGCGGGTGGAAGGGCGACGCGCCGCTGGCCGCGTCGGTCGTGCGCTCGAACAAATCCTGGCGGTAATCTGCGCGCTTCTGTTCGGCTTCCGTCCAGCCGGTTTGTTTCAGCAGCGTAGGAACGTCCCAACCCGCCGGACTCACCTTGTCCATGTCCAGGAACAGGCGCGCTTCGGGTTTGGCGCGCGCAAATTCGTGGAAGGCTTCGAGCATGGGCGGGATGGCCTTGCGGCCCTGGTTCATGCACACGACGCCGACGACGTAATCGCCCGCGTCGTAACCGGCCTTCTCACGCAGCGTCTTTTTTTCGTCGTCCGCCGCCGGATAGAACTCCTGCAAGTTCACGCCCGGATGACAGAGCGCGGCGCGCTTCCCAGACTGGCGCAGGGCTTCGACGCCGAAGCGCGAGATGACCATCCCGCCGTCGGCGTAATCGGCCATTTTCAACCAGTCGGGATGAACGGGCGTCCCGTCGATGGGCGTAATCCAGACCCATTTGACGCGGGAAAAATCGATCCGGCAGGCGTTCCATAGCGTCTGATGATAGGGGAAGTCCTGGCAGGAAATGAGCAGGTCGGGCCGGGTCGTGTTGACGATCGTAACCAGGGAGTTCCAAATATCCTGCCCGCCGAGCGGCCAGACGTGAAAGGGGAAATCGTGCGGCCAGCCGGTGTAATTAAGCGCCGCGGCCTGGATGCTGTAGCCGCGCTGGTGCAGGCGGCGCAGGACCTCGTTGCCGATGCGCCCGAAGCCGCTTGGGGCCACCAGGTCGCCGAACCACAGGATTTTATAGGGCTGTTGTGTTTGGGGATTCAGATTTTTCATGGCTCTTTGGCTCCTAGCGGGCGGGGTCATCCCGCCCGTACTTACCCGGTTTTGCTCGCCAGCCGCAGCGGTTGGCGGAACAACACGCGCCCGCCCAGATTTTCAGGCATGGCCGCGCCCGCGACGCGGTAGGCCGTGCCGCGCCAAACGATCTCGTCCTGCGCGCCGAGCGCGCTCAGCGTGGTAAATAGCATGTCGGCGTTCTGCGCCTGCCCGCCTGCCAGGTCGCGCTCGTTCGGGCGCGGCGCTCCGAAGAGCGTGCTGGCGAAAAGCCCGGTGACGGTGCGCTCGACGTAGTTGAACGTCGTCGCCGCGCCGAATTTTGGCGTGCCGGTCACGCCGCTGATGTACTGGCGCACGGTCGCCGTCTCGCCGGCGTTGCCGATCACGTCCAGCGCGTTGCGCTGGATGCGCGCCGGGTCAGGACGGCTCATCCGCTATATTCCGACGACCAGTATTGCTGCTGCTCGGCCCAGCTCTCGATCCCGCCCTGCGCGCCGTCGTCGCGGGTCGACTCGTCCAGGAGCAGCGCGTGCATGGCGCGCAACTGCGCCATGGCCGCCGTGTCGTCGTATTCCGTGCCGTCCGGCGCGGCCCACTTCGCCCGCCGCAGTGAGTCGAACATGAGCGTTCGCACGGCCTCCAGCGCCGCGCCCGCGATGGTCGCGCCGGCGGCGGTGAACTGGCCGATCTCCTCGTCGCTGAACACGGCCCACTGATACTCCGCGCGCCAGGCGGAATTGGCGCTGACCAGGCCGGAGAATTCCACCAGGCCCAAGCCGGTGTCGAACGTTCCGCCGGTCGCGCTCCAGCCCGCCGCGACCGGCACGAAGGCCGAAAGCGCCGACAGATTGCTAAACGGCGCGCCCTGGCCGAGCTTGAACTTCAGTGCCGTCCCGTCGCCGCCGCGATATTCCTCCGCCCAACGCCAACGGTCGGAAATTCTCAGCCGCACCTGCTGCGCGGTCGTGAGCGCCATTTAGCCCTTGAGATACCAGACGAAATTCCGGTCAGCGGCCTGGTTCGCATTGGCCGAGACGCGCACCTGTCCCGGATAGCCTTCCAGGAAAGACAAGCCTTCCGCGCCCAGGAGCATCCCGCCCGTGCCGCCGGGCGTGGCGGCGCTGTACTGCGCTCCGGCAGTATTGCGAAAGAGTGTCCAACTGCCGCCGGTGTTCTCACCTAGCCAGCCAACCGCGGCGCTGGTCAGCACCGGGATGAGCAGGCCGAAAGCGCGGTATCCGCCCAGGAAGAACGCGCTGGAAGTCGGCGCGCCGCTGGCGATGGTCGCGGTGAAATGTTTGATCTCACCCACCGTCGCTTGTGTCATCGGCGGGAGTCTCCGGTACAGTCTCCTGAGCAGCGGGCGCGGCGGCCAGGTTTACGCGCTTTTCCAGTTCCGCGATCTTCGCCTTGAGCGCGTCAAGATCGGCCTGCGTCAAGGGAGCAGGCGCGCCGCTCTCCGGTCCTTCGGCTTCGCACAGCCGCATGACCTCGGTCAACTGCTCGGTGTATTTCGGATACTGCGCGAACCAGTCCTCTGGTTTGAGCGAGGCCATCAGCGAGACGTTGACCGCGTAGTGCTGCAGCATGGGCGAATGCGTCAGCCCCAGGCGGTAGACCGGGTGCTGCGGGTTGCTGAGCGCCGCTTCCACGAATTTCTGTAGCTTGACGTGATCGGGGAGTTTATCGGCCATTCTGTTTTTCTCCAAACGGGGGGAGCGAGCCGGACCTACGGTCGCTCCCCGTGGTAATCCCTATTCCAGTTAGTCAACCGCCGGAGCAGTCGTCGAAGAACTGAAGTACGCGTATCGATCGTTCAGCATGCCGACGCCGTACCAATCGCGCACGCGGTAGCGCACGTGGTCGTAGACGAAATACCCTTCGTGCTCGACGCGACCGGCGGATTCTTGCAGGATTTGCAGCCCTTCGACTTCCTGCAGGATTACGGCTTGCTTGGCTTCCATCAGCACCCACTGGTAGGACGAGCCGACGCGCGGGCTGACGATGATGCGGTTGACCACGCCCCGGAAGGGGTTGGTGGTGCCGGTACCATACGTCTGCGCCGTGACGACGTCGCTCGGCCCGATCAGGAAGGGCGACAAAAGCAATTGCTTGACCGCCATTTCCAGGCGCGGCGTGACGAGCAGCGTGTCCGGGTTGACGCCCAGATAACTCCCCGTCTTGCGGTCCTTCATGGTGCGCAGCGTGGTCAAGGCCGTGTTCAACCCGGTCGCGCTGAAAGTCGTGGCCGCCGTATTGTTGCCGATGTCGTTGTCGGCGGTCGTGCGGTTGTAGTTCCCGGCGGCCGTGGCAACCGAGTAGCAGGCCACTTCGCGCGTGCGCGCCGCCGCGCGGCCCAGCTTCTCGGCGTGCCGCTTCAGGATGTTCAGGCGGTTGAAGCGGATCATCTCTTCAGTGACGGAGATGATCAGGCCGCGTTTCTGGTTGCGGATTTCGAGCGTCCGATCCAGATCGAGCTTAGCCTCCGGGAAGGGCGTGTCTTCGTGCACTACCGGCAGCTCCCCGATGTCGTTCTCTTCGGCCCAGTTTTCGGCCTGCTTGTCGGAGGGCATGGTCATGGCCCATTCCTGCCAGGTGGTCGGGACGCGGGCATAAGAGTCGAACGTGATCGAGCGGATGCCGTCGCGCAGGATGACCGGGAATTCGTTGGTGGTCGAGGCCTCCTGGAGCGTGATCCGGTGTCCGTTGCGGCGCGCGGCGAAAAGCTGCTCGACGTCCAGCGCCGGGCCGGTGTAATGCTGCCCGATCGTTTCGCGGATCTTGCCGGCTTGCGGGTCGAGGATCTCGATGATCTTCTGTGTATTCATGGTCTCATCTCCTCGGCCTAGTAATAGTCCACCGCGAGATTGCGCGCGTCGAACAGGATGTCCCACTGCGCGGCGGTGATGTCGCCCGCGGCGACGATCCGCACCAGCTTGGCGACGCCCGAGGCTACCGCCCCGGTCGGGTTGGCGCTGATGGCCTGGCGCGGCGCGGTCAGCCATACGCCGCCGACGCCGGTCGCGCCCGTCTGCCCGACGATGCCTGAAGCGGTCGAGGCCGGATAGACCGCCGCGCCGTATCCGGGCGCGCCGGTCAGCGAGGCCGCCGAGCCGCCGGAGACGCGCAGCACGCCGTGCGTCAGGACGGGCAGCGCGCTGTTGTTGATCGCCCGGCCCAGGTCGTCGTATTTCGGATTGTGGTCGAGCGCCACGCCGATGCCGGAGAGCCGGAAGGCGGGGCTGGCCTGGGTGTTCAGGCCGACGATGACGCCGCCCGACCATTGCACCCAGTCCCCCTTTGTGAGAATGTTCGTCCCGTTCCCGCTACCGTAGATGATCGTGTCCGTCGGGAACAGGTTGGGATTGCCTAAAATCGCAGTTGCCATAGCCGTATCCTTTTCTCATCGTCCGGCTCACGGCTCCGCGATGTTGGGGCAGGATTACCCTGCCCTTACTGGCCGCGTATTTTACGCAGCCGGTACTCTTCCGCCGATTCTCCTGGTTGCGGCATTGCGCTCTCGTCTAATCCCATGAGCGCGACCGCCGGATGAACCGGTTGCGGCGCGGCGTCTGGCGGCCCGCCGGACTTCTGGCCCGCGCCGCTGACCGAAACCGGGACGCGCGGCAGGCTGTCGTATTTCGCCTTTTCCCGCGTGAGGACTGTCTTCATCCCGGCTTCGTCGGCGCAGGTCAAGAGTTCGGGGCGCACCGCCGCCCGCAGTTTGTGGGGCAAGCCGCTCTCGGCCAGCAGCCCGTCGGCCAATTTCTCCCGGCGAAGATTCGCCAGCTCGGAGTCGTCGGCCCGGCTCGCGGCAGAAAGCTGCTCGATTTTTTGTTTGGCTTCCATCAGTTCTTGCTTGAGCGATTGCGCGGCTTCCGACTCGCGCACGGTCTTCCATTCCCCCTTGAGCTGCTCGATAAACTCTGGGCGCGCGGCGCGCCATTCGTCGAAGGAGAGCGCGGCGAGCAGTTTCCCCGTCCAGTCGCCGCCGTCCGAATGAAGCAGCGCGCCCGCGAAACTCCCGCCGGCCGCGCCGGTCGTCACCACGTCCACGCTGTTAGCATCCACGATGCTCTCGACGATGATTGCGGCTCTTCCCTCAGCCTCGCCCAGGCGGGTCCTGCCCAGCGCATTGATGGAAAGTTCCACCAGATCAGGCTTGTGTTGTACGGCTTCGGTGATGAGCGGCCACAGCCATTGCCGCGCCTCGCCCACGACCTTGTAATCTCCGACCAGCCGTCCGTCATCCAGGGCGGACACATTGGCGTAATAGCCGACCAGATCGCGTATGCTGCGCTCCGGCAGCTCCTTCTCATCCGAGCGGCGCGGATGGTCGGCATAAGCGCGCGTGCCCTCGAAGATCTTGGCCGCCTGGCGCAACGTCTCAGGCGGGTAATAGCGCACACGGCCCGCCTTGTCCGTGTTGGTCGAGAAGCCGGGCCGGATGAGCGTCACGCGCCGCGCGATGAATTCAGCCGCGTCCAGTTCGCTTTCGCGCAGATCGATCCGCTCGGCAAAATAGCCAGTGCGTAAAGATTCTGCGTTCTTCGCGCCCGTCTGAGCGGCAGCTGAAGACCATTTTTCCGGGAGCATGGCCGCCGCGCCCAGCGCGCGCGCGCGTTTCGTGATGTGGCGTTTGGTGGCCTCGTCGGGGGAGCGTCCGTAGGCTTGGATGGCGTCCGAGAGCGCGGCCTTGTCGGGGATGGGATACGAGCCGTCCGGCATGGCGATCCCCTGTTTGGCGTACTGCTTGCGCAGTTCGGTGGAATAAGTGCGTTCGTAGAGCCGTTTAGATTCAGCCGTGTAAGTCAGTTGAACCTTTTTCCATTCGCTTTTTTCCGGGAATTTGTATTCGTCATCGCTTTTTGAAAAATCAACCCGGTAAAGATCAGCCCCCTTTTCCGCGATCAGATAGCCATCATCCAGGAAGAACTCTTTGATATAGCAATAATCTGCCTGGATCGCATTACCCGATTGCGGATTGAACTTTTCGGTAAAAGCGCGCCGCACGGCATCCATTTTCTGATTGGTGCTGACGGCTTCTAAAAGAGTCGGCCATAGGCCGCGCTCCGAATCCTTGACGTTGGCGTACAGCGCCTTGACGTGCTCGGCGGCTTCCGCCGGCGTCTTGTGACACTTGACCCGCTCGCCCTTCGACCCGTCGGCGTTTAGTTTATGAACGCATAAGCCGAAAACTTTGTAAGGCATAATCCCTGCTCCGCAAAACAAAAGCCGCTCCCGGAAGCGATCCCGGCGCGGCTCACGGCTCTGCGGCACAACTGCCCTGGCGGGCGTTGCCAGGGAACTCGGACGTATTGTATGTCAGATTTTCGCGGGCGGCAAGAGGCCTGTCAAGTCGGACAAGCGTATGGGTATCTCGCGCCCGGCCTTCTTATCCCAGGCGAAGAGCGTGCCTGAAACGGTATCCAGCCGGAAAAGCAGCGTCCCCGCCTGGCTGACGACGAACAGGCCGCTGCCCGTGCGGTGCTGCAAGAGCCAGCCCTGAGCGACAGTTGAAGGAGGGCGCGTCGGAGAAACGACGAGTGGCGCGGCGGGGAGCGTCGAAAGAGTCACGTGGAATACAAATGCGGCGCGGCTTTGACTGCATCTGCGCTAGGGGATTTCGGCGGCGGCGTCGAGCGGAAGTACAGCACCCCGCCGTCCTGCGCGATGGTGATCCCGCGCGCGGCGGCCCATTCGCGGTAGGTCTGGCGCGCGCCGACGATGCGCTCTTCCAACGCGGAATTGATTAAGATCGGCGTCGGCGTGCAGCGGCAGCGCGGGTGGCTGCCCGTCGGCGGCGGCAAGTGCTGGCTGCCGAAGCGGAATTGCTGGCCGTCCAATGCGCCGCAGATTGGACACGTTCTTTCATCTTTCGTCGCCGTCCACTGCCAACCTTTCAGCACGTCCTGGTTGCGCTCGTAGATCGCCAGCGCGCCGTTATTGCTGGCGCGAAGTATCTCAGTGCGGGCGATGAGTTCGGTGCGGTAGAAATAAGCCTGGTTCGCCGCGCGCGCT